TTGGTTCTTGCAATGGCGGCACAGCTTGTCGGCGGTGTTTGGTGGATCAGTGAACAGGCCCATAGGATCGGACACCTTGAGGTTCAAGTTTCGTCTATGAATGCAGACATCGACCAACTGACTTTAAACACTAACGGTCTGATAAAATTTGCTACTTTTACTGAAAACAGATGGGCAGAGGCGTACACAGACGACATGACTTATGTACGGTTATTTGGAAGTAAAGACCCAAGGGGGGCGCAATGAGTTTATACAAGAACATGAATGCTCGCAAGAAGGCTGGAACCAGCCGAACTAAAGCGAAGTCAACCGTTTCCCCGAAAGCCTACAGGAATATGCAAAAGGGCTTTCCCAAAAAGAAGGTGAAAAAGTAATGCCGACAGTTGGAAAAAAGAAGTTTCCGTACACCAAGGCCGGAAAGGCTGCCGCGAAAAAGGCTGCTGTGAAAACAGGTAAGCCCGTCAAGAAGAAGAAAGGATACTGATATGGCGAAGTCTCCATTGATGAAGAAGGCTTGCACAACTGTAATGCCGGGTAAGCCGATCCTCAAAAAGGGCGGCAAGAAGAAGTAGACCCCTCAGCCTATGAGCCTCAAATCTCAAATTAAAGACCTCATCGAATTATCTGAAAGTAGAGGGTGGGCGACTTTAAACTCAACAATGAAAGACGAGATCGTTTCTCTTGCATTGTTGATGGCACGTTCCAAGGAGATGTCCTCGCAAGAGGTGGACTTCAATCGAGGGGCAATCTGGGCTGCTGAGCAAATGCTGAACATGCCCGTCAAGTTGATACACAAGATGGAAGGCGAACTTTCATTTGAAGAAGCACCGTCGCGCCAAGGCCCGACTGAAAGGACAGACTAATGGACGAACAACTACAGCGCATGGCCGCTAACGCTTTATCGGGTGGGGCACAGCCCCCACAACAAGCCGCCCCCCAACAGGCAGCACCCGCGCCAGCACCAAAGCCAAAGGAAGCGCCAACTACGCCAATGGAGAAGTCCGCTAAGGCTGGCCCTCAGACAGATGGCGACCGCATGAATGAGGAACCTATGGTCTACAAGGTTGGCGACCGCCAACTTACGCCTCAGCAAATCTCGTCTACGTTTGATCGCTATAAGGACTTGAACTACAAGAACGCTCAGATGAAGCCGATCAATAACTTTGCTGAAAAGTTAATCCAAACATCTGGTGGAAGTCCTGAGCAAATCGCTAAGCTAATGGAAGCAGCGGTTGGCGCCTTTTCTAAAAACACAACAATGGGCAACAAGCGCCCAGCGCAACAGAACGTAGCCAAGCCAGAGGTTCCATCCAACAATGCAACGCAGCCAGATATGAACTCTGAGTTTGCGAAGTACGAAGATGACAACGCCATCTCATTGCCACCCGGCTACCGCGAGGGCATGGATCGTATTCAGCGTATGGAGCAACAGCTACAGCAACAGATGGGCGTAATGAATAACGTCTTGAAGTCTACGGCTCAGAGTGCGGCGCAAGGCAGGCAGATGGCTCAAGGCGCATCCAATGATCGCGGCCAAGTAATCCAGCAAACGATCTCGAACAACTTGGATCGCGCGCAACAAGCGGCTGGTCTTCCAGACGAGGATGGTAAGAACTTTATGCGCTACGCGGGCGAACGCGGTTACACCATCGAGGATTTCGCGGATGCAGGGCTGGCTCAGAAAGTTGTCGGTGATTTCAAGAACCAGAAGAATACGCCAGAGTTTGCGCGCCTACAGCAGATGGCGTCACGTAGAGAGGCTTTCCTCAAGTCTCAGTCGGGCGGACCCGCATCTCAAGCGTCAAAACCAGCCGGGGATCAAACTCTTGCAAGGCTGACGGCGGCTACTCTGAATAAGAATAATAACTTCGGTTAAGAAATTTATGCACGCGGGACGACGTAGAGTTTTCCCGTGTGCATAATTAAGTTACTCGGCCAGCGCTACGGCTCGGAAGCGTCGGGTACAACGGGACTAAAGATGCAACGACGTGACATTCCGGCGCTACGTTTGATGACCCTCGACAAATTGTAACCCTTCCAGAAAGGACTAGCACAATGGCTGGTATTCAAGGACTTCGGGGCACAGGCACGTTTGGCGTGGACTTTCGCCCCAAAAACTACCGCGAATTATATTCGCTGCTCGAACCAAATGGCAATGCACCGCTGAATGCTCTGTTATCAATGACTTCTTCGGAAGCCACTGATGATCCGGAATTTAAAAATTTTCGTGACGAACTCCCAGAGCGCAAACTGATTGTTGACGGAGCGGTATCATCTGCCTCTACGACTTCTATCACTGTGTCTGCTGGGAACGACAACTTGTTTGCTGTCGCAGGGACCATCTTGGTCAATGCAACAACAGGCGAAGTCATGCGCTGTACTGCTGATAGTAGTGCTACGGCTCTGACTGTTGAGCGTAACATTGGCGGCACGTCACACACTATTGCTGACGACGCTAATCTCTTCATCTCAGGCTCAGCCTTTGAAGAAGGGGCTTCATCTCCTACAGGCGTATCATTCGACGCGTCAGTAGCCTCGAACTATACACAGATTTTTCGGACAGCTTTTAAAGTTACCGAAACGCTACGTGCGACTAATCTGCGTACAGGCGACAAAGAAGATGAGATGGCGACTAAAGCTCTCAAGATGCACATGCAAGACATTGAACGCGCTATGTTCTTTGGAAAGCTGCATGAGAGTAATGGCTCTACGGCTCAACCACGTCGCTTCACAGGCGGTCTGACTACTCAGATTTCCAACGTGATCGACCGCTCTACTGCTTCTGGTGTTATGAACGAGGACACTTTTGATCGTCAATTGATCGAAAACGTTTTCGCTTTCGGCTCCAAGCAGAAGATCATGTTCTGTGGTGCTAAAGTAGCAGGCCACTTGCAGAAATTCGGTAAGGACCGTTGGTCTCCCGAAACTGTGCAGGGAAGCTACGGCGTAAACTTGACGCAATACTCCACGTTCGCTGGTGATTTGATGGTGCATTTGCACCCGCAATTCCGTCAGGTTCCGGGCATGGAAAATGCTGCTGTCATTATTGACTTCCCGTATCTCAAGTACCGTTACATGGAAGGTCGTGACACGGCGCTTCTACGTGATCGTCAGAGCGCGGACGAGGATGCGGTCAAGCACGAGTACCTCACAGAGTGTGGGCTCGAAATGATGCAAGACAAAGTTCACACCTACGTGAAAAACTGGAACGCTGTAGCTTAATTCTCCATCAGCTACGCGTACTATGTTTAAGGGGGCTGCTTCGGCGGCCCTCTTTTCATTTGGGACGACAGAACCCCTGCAACCATTCATAAATAGCTCATAACTGATTTTGGAGTTCACGATGACACGCAAACGAGCACGCACACCTACAGGTCAGCTAAAGGCTGATGACCCGTCTACGCCAGACGTGAATGAAGCGTGGGAAGACGAAGCGCCCAAGAAGCCTACGCCCAGCATGACCGCAAAAAAGAAGAAGGCTCCAAAAAATGAGGCGCCGGATGAGTTCGCATTCTTTGTGTCTGCCGACGTAGAGAATGGTGCGTTCGATCTTATGATTAACGACGATGTAAAAGTAGCCGGACGTTGGGACGCAGAACGCGCTTATGTTCACTGGCGCATCCCTCGCGAATACAAGCAATTGGCGATGATGCACCATCATATTTGGTCTGGAAGAATTATACCATGCGAGGATGACTGATGGCTGAGGCGAGCGTACAAAAACCATTCGTTGCGGGTAAGGAAAAGTTTTCTCCACTCGAAGACCTTGTACGCTCTGCCCTTGTGCGTGCGGGCAATTTCTCTCCGTCCCGCATCGACGGTGAAGTTATGATGATGATGATTGAGCTTGCCAACCGGGTTATCGAGGACGTTCGGAAGCATCCTTACTGGAACGGCGGCGACCTTGACTACTACAACGACCCGACTGAGTTCCGCGCCATACCCGACATGATAATGATAGACGGGCTAACCGCTCACTATTTAATTCAGCAGGGCTCCGAAAAGGCCGTCATGTTCTTGCAACTGTATCAGGCGTTGATGACCGATATTCTTCTTACTCGCCAAGACGGCAACGTGCGTTACTCAGTTAAGCCGATTGAATACAGCAATAAGGCGTACCGATAAATGTCGAGACTAGCCTACGCTCCTATAGCTATTAACAGTCAGGCTACGACTTACTACGGATTTCGTGGTATCGACAGGAGCCGTGACATTGCTGCTATGGAGCGCCAGAAGGAGCAAAACTTTTGGCGTCTCGACAACTGTTATGTCGATTATCGTGGGCAGTTAATACGCGATCCTAAATTCTTTTTACATACGGGTTCCAACCGCTTTCCCGTAAAGTCGCTGCGCTTCTACAATCGTGAGGGTGTGATCTTCGCGGAAGAGGATGCAGCTAGTACGCACCTTGCCTCAGATAGAGGACACCGTATCGACGGGGCTTTCCCCAAAGACGCCATCGTCACAATGACGAACTTTAAGGGCAAGGTGCACATATTCTCTGCTGATACGCGCATGTATCGCTACGACGGTTTTGAGTTCTCTACGTCTACAGCTTCTATAAAGCCCAGCTTCGGAGTGCCGATCCAACGACGCTTAGCCGTAGCTGGCTTTAAAGACAGGCCAACAACGATTGAGTTCAGCCGCGTAGACAACCCGGACATCTTTCTTTCCGAGGAAGCCCCGACGGAAGAAGTTACGCGCGCCAGCTTTATCGACATTTCCAACCTCATCGGTACTGCCGACCAGATCACAGGTCTTGGTACTTTCGAGGCGAACCGCTTAGCCGTGTTCACCAAGGACCAAACGCTCGTCTACATAATCGACCCAGACTTTGAGCAATGGCAACTCGACAGCCGCGCCAACCTACGCATCGGATGTATATCTCACAACACTATTTCTAATGCTGGGTCTGACCTTTTGTTTTGTTCAAGGCGAGGCGTGCACTCAATTATGCGTAGCGAAGCAAACGGCATCACTATTGCGGAAGCATCTTTGTCTGATGAGGTCGAGCCGCTGTATCAGGAGCTCGTGAAGACCACTCCCAATCCGTCGATGATCTCTGCCGTTTACGATCAGGACACCCAAACCTATCACATCTTTTTCCCCCGTCCGGGCGGTACGCACACCAAGCGGCTTAGCATGAACTTTCGCGCTGGATATGAAATGCGCAACTTCCAGCTTGGCGATACGCTCCTGCCACGTTGCGGAACGTTCTTGGGCGGGAGGTTAATGTTTGGCACAGCCGATGGCGTATATGAAGCCACCGATAGGGTTGTAACTCAGGACACAGGGCTCGCTGACTTGCGCCGCTCTCCTATGGTCGCTGAGACACCCGTCTTGTGGCTTGGTGATTTCGTCGGAACGAAAAGAACGCATACGCTCATCTTACAAGCGTCAGGCAAAGGCCGCTTTTTCATCGACGCAATGGACGAAAGCGACAGGCCGATGGGCTCGATAGAAGTAAACCTTGATAGACTTGAAGGCGACACGCATTGGGGCGACGCTCCGCTGAGCTCAGATTATACTTTTCCGTTCAACCATCTGTTTCGTGGTGTGCGCCTAAGGTTCAGAACGGAAGAAGCAGACACCGCAAGCGACGTTACAGTAATTTCGTTCGCCTTTTTAATGCACAAGGAGAGATAACCATGGCCCGCTTAAAGGTCTTATACCCCGGAAATCACACGAGCTCTGGTAACATTGGCGCAGATGTAGAAAATATCGTAAGGTATTTGAACTCTGCCGAGCTTGGAGACAGCACTCTAGCTGAGTTAATGAAGAAGTTGTTTGATGGTGAAGGCAACTTCGATGCGCCTGTTCAACTCCGCAACGACACGACGCTAGGTCTTCAGTACAGGGTTGGCGCCTACACTGAGGCTGAGCAAGGGTGGAAGCAGCTTGCTACGGCGGGGCAAATCCGTGGTTTAAGTGGTTCGGACGTAGGTACAATCGGTGCTCCGTTGTTTTCCGCTCGCCAAGATATTGTTGTGAACTCTGCTGATGATAACGGTGACATCGCTTATCCAACTGGCACAACCAGCTTTTCGTTCCTACACGAACTTACAGATGCTATTGTTGTTTACTTGAACGGCGCACTACAAGCGACGAACACGTACACAACTGACGCGACAGCGAACACTGTGGTCCTGTCTACGGCTACTGATGCAGACGATCTTGTAACTCTTTATAAAGTTCAATCGTCGAACGACAGCGGGTATCAACGCGAAGACGTACTTGCGGGTGCATCGCAAGCGGTTTTCCCGTTTGTCCACACGGCAGATCAACAAGTTCTTGTGTATCGAAATGGCGTGCTTCAACGCTCTGGCGGTACGCACGACTACACACAACAGCCTGCGAACTCTACGATCACGTTCACCTCTGCTATGGCTCTTGACGATTTGATTACATTCATCATCGTCGAAGATACATCTCAGGTTCGCGTCTCTGGCCTTATGACAGAAGATAAGTTCACCAACTCCGATGGCTTTATTCCGTTCGGGAAGCTGGCAATAACTGACGCCGAAATTCCACAGTCTAAAGTGGATGGGATAACTGATCTTCTTGCAAACCGTGGCCGCGTTTACGTGTCATCTTCTGAACCGACAAGCGCCAACGCGGGAGACTTCTGGGTTGACACAGCCGCAAGCCCCAACGTTCTCAAGTTCTACAACGGAACAGGTTGGCTGCTCACAAGCCCGGATACAGGTATCCCGGCTTTTGCTACGACTAACGCTCTACAGTTCTTACGCATTAACTCTACGGGCGGTGGGTTGGAATTTGCAGACGTAGATTTTACAGCCGTAGTTCCAAAAACCTACATCGGTGCAGCCGAAGGCGTAGCTGGGCTAGACGCTACGGGCCGTTTGCCTATTGCTCAGTTGCCGTCAACGTTTGCTACGCGCAGTTTCTTTTATCAGAG